TACTCAGATTGGCGGTTGGCAGAACGGTCACAATGTCATGTGCTTTCAGCGTCTTATAGAAACTCCAGAACAGGGTACGGTAGACGGAAATCAGTTGTGCGGCAATCTGTTGTACGGACTTCCACGCGCTTGTTAGATACGCGGCAACGAAGGTCCGAGACCGATATGCACTGGTAAGCGCAGCCATGACCTGTCCAACCCATGCAACGGCTTTGTACGCCGACTGGACTGCGGCAGAAATAAACGCCCGAGTTTTGTATGCGGATATGGCGGTGGCCGAAGCAAGTTGCCGCGCTTTGTATGCCGTGATAATCTGCGCAGAGACAATCGCGTGAGCGGCATAAGCAGAAATCATCTGAACTGCCACGATGAACCGCGAGCGATAAGCGCTCACAACCTGCGCGACGATTTGCTGTTCAGACCGATAAGCACTGACGAGCGAGGCGATAACCTGCCCAAGCGGAGCAAGGACCTGATAGGCACTGATAAGGATTGTCGAGATGAACTCCTTTGCCTTGTATGCGCTCTCTAGTGTGGCATCGATGATATTGCGTACCCTGAATGCAGAGATCGTCTGAGCGGCTATCGCCACACGGCTCTTAAACGCGCTAATCAGTTCAGCGCCCACATGTTGCACAGACCTGTACGCCGAAACGAGCGCGGCACTCACCTGTTGCGCGGATTTGTACGCAGAAATCAAGGTTGTGGCAATGACCGTATGAGCGGTGTAAGCAGAGATAGCCTGAGCTGTTGCTATTGCCCGCGCCTTGTACGCTGAGATCAGTTCGGAGCTAATTGTGCCAACCATGCGGAAGGCCGAGATGATCTGTGAACTGATTTGCTGAATGCTTTGATATGCCGAGATGATCTGAGCAGATGTGATAATCCTACTCTTGAACGCAGAGATCACCTGTGCCGCAATAACCACGCGGCTCTTGAACGCTGAAATGACTTGTGCGGCAATCACCGCCCGCGACTTGAACGCGGATATGACCTGAGCGGCGACTGCGGTAAGGGAAGCAGCCGCCGATTTCAGGAAACTATGTTTGCCGAACGAGTGTCCAAGCATTTAACTCATGAAGCGGTGTCGCCCTGAATTTTCAACGTGAACGCTTCGTCGTCGTCTGCTGTCATGCCCGCCGTGATCGTTCTGCGAATCCAGATACCAGCCCTGCCCGCTGCCGCAAGAGTTCCGCTGAGTGCGAGACCTGTAGCGTAGGAAGTGCAAGCGTGGCCGAAGGTGACGGTGGGGGAAGGAGCTGTAGATTCGTCAGCAACATCATCTGCCGTAGCCCCCACACCCGCGAGGTCCAGCCCGATGTCAATCATGTCATTGGCGTTGCCTACGTTCGTCTCAATCCACACCTTCGGAGTTGTGAGTCCAAGAGTTCCGTGGACGTTCGTGATGTAGATGCAACGATATTCCACATCGCCCGATGCGGCTTCCGCGCCGCTGATGTCGTCGAAGATTGAGTTAAAGGTCTTCGTCTTCGTGATGATTGCTCCCGCATCAGCGGACATGATGCCGCCCAACGATGCTGCGGGCGATGTATTCGCTGCTCCGCCAGATAATCTCCAAACCAGATCTGTTTCTGCGATTGCCATGGTTGATACCTCCTAGAGGTTGAACTTACGTTGTACGGGCGTCATACGGCCCCTTAACCTACGTGTGTGAGTTGAAACCGACCGACCCAAGGAAAAGAGCGGACGACACTAATGGACGGGATTGTGATCCACTCTGCGGTGGCTGCCGCCGCGCTGCCATAGGCCACCGCTACAAATACTCCATTACCATGGGTGGCTGAAGACCAATATTTAATTGATGGCATGGTTTGAACTGCCCACGTACTGCCATCCAAAGATGACGCAGAATCTGTGCTGCTCCAAGATGTTGCCACAAACATTCCATCACTATAGGTAACTGAATACCAAGCCGCAGTTGACGGCATAGTTTGAGCCGTCCACGTAATTCCATCTGGAGAAGTTGCAGCGGTCATGTAGTGAGAGTAGGCCACCACCACAAACATGCCGCCACCATAGGTAACTGAGTACCATGCGGCACTTGACGGCATAGTTTGAGCCGTCCATGTGACACCATCTGGTGATGTTGCAGAAGTTGTGTTTCCATAGGCCACCGCGACAAATACTCCATTGCCATAGGCGACCGAAGTCCAGTTTGCACTTACTGGTAACGTTTGAAGCGTCCACGTAGCGCCATCTGAAGATGTTGCAGCCATTGCGCTGCCCCACGCCACTGCTATAAACATGCCATTGCCATAGGAGACTGCTTGCCAGCCAGCACTTGCTGGTAGTGTTTGAGCCGTCCACGTAATTCCATCTGGAGATGTTGCAGCAATCGCTCCATAGTAAGACACCGCCACAAACATTCCGTTACCATAAGTAACTGAAATCCAATTTGCACTTACCGGCAATGTCTGTGCAGTCCATACAATACCATCCGGTGATGTTGCAGCTTTGTTGCTGCCGTAGGCTACCGTTACAAATACCCCATTGCCATAAGTAACAGAATACCAGTTTGCACTTGACGGTAGGGTCCGAGCCGTCCATATTAGACTCATGCCGCTACCTATTAAACTCATGCAGCTATCCCCGTCCCTATCGCAATCCAGTCCACAGAAGTTGCATCCGTCATCACAATCGTGGCCCCAGTGTAAAAACCCCCAGTCTTGTCCTTGCTCACGACTGTTGCAATCGGAGAACCGGTTGCGGCAAGAGGAGTTAGCAGAACGGTCGGGGCAGAAACAAACCTATACCCGAAGGTGATTGTTGCGCCTGTCACCGTGCCATAGACAAACTGAACGGGGTTGCAATGGAGGGCGGTACCAATAAGCCGCTCCATCTCTCCACGCATACTCATGCTACGTATGCCTCAATGGTTGTATAGACGCTGGTGGCCGTCAGGTTCGCAGTGAACCCGCTGACGTAGTACAGGCCATATCTGCCCTCGTTGTCCTGCCAACTGAATCTCTTACCAAGGATGGCTTTATCCGGCTCCAGCCCTGCGTAGATGAACGTCAAGACCTGCGAGGCATGGCGCGATACGTCATACACGTCGTGCGCCATATCCACAAGCTTTGCGTCATCTACGCCGATGGTGGAGAGGTAGGCAAGGTTATTCCGCCCCGTCATCTGAAAGTTCAACGTGTCTGACGTCCCGCCATACTTGCCGTAGGCCGCCGCAACGTGCGTCACGTCGTCAAGGACCATCACCGTGGCGGGGATGGTCGAAGCATCCACATCAAAGCTGGCTTCCTTCAATCTCTCTTTCTCATACGTAAAATCCCCAAGACCGGGGGCAAGCGCATCCGCGCACGTGATAGCCCTCTCTGCAGGATTCTGATACAGCGTCACGCCCATGAGCTGCGCCAGCTTCTGAATCTCCGCCAGATACGTGCTGTTCGGGATAACCAGCACCTTGTCGCTGTACTGATCGCGTACGAGCAGCGACGTCGTGGGCATGGTGCCGGTGAAGGGAATGTTTCCCATCGTCGGGTCCGACACCGTTGTCATCATATAAGAAAGAGCATCGGACAGCGTATATGTAGTAGATGGAGATTCTGTCGTGCAACCGTGCGGCAGGATATCGTTCAACGTCAAGTCCCATGCCGTCAGAAGATCGACAAGCTGAAACGTCCGCATGTACCCGCCGCCTACGCGGTCGGAGTGCGACGTGTTGAAAAAGCCGTAGAAGCAGTCCACATCGTTCACGCGAATACGCCACACGCCACCGCCCGATTGCGGAAAGACAGAGATGCCCCCCGGCTCCCAAACGGTGAGGCTTGCCGAACCACCACCGAAGAACGAGCCGCCATAGGACAGGTTCACGACCACGCGCCGCGGCGCACCGGCATCTCCCGTACCGAGGACTACTTCCCCGGCGTTGCCAGCCCAGATGCTGACCTTTGTTGGAAGGGCGACGACTTTTACGTAGTCCATCAGACCAACATCTGCCCGGTGCTGCCGCCGGACGAAGCAACAGTGCCAGGACGCTTCAGGCTCACGTCATATTCCCAGACCGTGTTCGTGTCCGATGAGCCGAACCCGCCGAACGTGGAGGAACAAGAAAAGGAATCAACGTAGTACGTCTTGCTGTCGTAGTCCACAAGCAGGCCATCCGGCTTGCCGAGAGCAGTGAGGAATGACTGCAAGATCGTCTTGCTGCGAAACTCTACCGTGAGATCGCGGTGCCAGGAAAAGCGGGCAAAGCGGATGGTTCCGTTGATTCCATCGGATGTATCACCATCTTGCGAGGGGTATTCAAGCGTGTCCTTCAGAATCGCCATGCCCGACGCGGTGAAGGTAGGATTAAGAGTTGCGGACATTTACCACCCCCCGCTGCCAGACGTAGGCAGTCCAGTGTACTTCGAAGCAAAGCCATCGAAGATGTGCGTTCCGTGCGAAGCCGGTTGAGAGACAACGCCGCGCGTTGCTGTTCGCAGAGATGTCTTTACCGCAGCATGCACCGCGCCTGCAACGGAAGGAGACAATGGCGCAGATGGGCCCTTGGGCGCCGTATCGTCATGGATGGTGATATTCAGTTCTGACCGCAAGACAAACGAGGAACTGAGGTTGCCGACATATTTTGCAAGGTTCGGGATAGAACCAGACAGAAGCTTCAGCGGAGCGAACGCCGCTTCCCATGCTGCGGCAGTCTTGGCTCCCGCTGCCGTGGCGCCATCTGCCCCCGTCTGAACGCCCGCAAGCAGTCGTTGCAATTCTTTCATCTGCTTGTTGACTTCATCCTCTGGTGTGCCGTTCTTCAAGTCGCGGATGTAGTTTTCATAAGCAATGTCTGCGTCAATCCATTGCCCCGTCAACGCATCGGTTGCTTTGTTCGTGAAATTCATCGTCATCGGGTCAAATGTGTAATTCTTTGGATTAAGGGCAGCAAAGAACTCTCTGACGACGTACGTAGAATCCATGAACACTTTGCCTATTCGAGCGCCGGCCACGGCAAGAGAGACAAGCGGGGGCACCGCAACGGTACTGACGCTCGCCATCGCCGTGATTGCTCCAGCGAAGCCCGTCACCATCTGCGCAGCGGGCGCAAACGCCTGTGTCAGAACGCCGCCGATAGTCTCCTTCATCTCTTGCAGACTGACCTTCATACGGTCGATCATGCCAAGCGGGGATGCCATATAAGTTGACAGGCCGCCTTTTGTGCGATCGGCCATTTCTTTCAGCAGTTCGTTTGCCGTCTTCAGGTTGCCGTTCACGTCCTTGTTCGTCGTAATACCGAACTGACGCAAGGATTTGAGAGAACCTAAGGCCGCGATGGATACTGACTGAATGGACGTTGCCAGTGTAATCCCTTTAATCCGTGCGTTGTCCATGGCTATCTGCATACCGAGCGTCGCATCCCTGCCCGAGTTCATCTTGACAATCATGTTGGACATGGCTTGCTGGATAGCCTCTGGCTCAAAGCCAGACGCCACGGCAGCTCCGCCAATGGCGTTCGACGCAGCCAAAGCGTTGGCTTGCGTCAGCCCGCGCTCCGTCAGGGTGTTGATAAACTGACGGGCAGCAGAGTCGGCCTTCGTAAATGCGTCGACGGCGCTCTTGCCAAAATTGATAATGGCCTTGACAGTGAAAGCAATACCGACAACCTTAGCGACCTTTCCTAGGACTGAAAAAAGTCCTTGAATGGGAGAAATGGCGGCGGCCCCCACAGTGCCCACGCCCTTAACTTGATCTTGGACGGCCTTAAGCTGCGCCAGCGCATCGCCAATCTGCGCTTGAACTTGTATGATTAGCTGTTGGTCCGCCATTGGCCCGCCTCTATCATCTCTTTCTTTATTGCGTCGAAGTCAGTGTTCTCAACGTTCAATTCGTCAAGGGGTACTGAACCTTTCTCTTTTCCGGACTCCATAATGTCTACGAGTTCCCAGAAGTCGGAGTTGTCGATCTCGGTCTTCGACCAACCCATCTGACCGAAGACACGGTATACATTTGCTAGGAGGGGGTCGAGGGTGTTGCTACGCCGAAAAAATCCCCGACAGCTTCTCCCATCTCCTTGCTGGTCCACTCTTCGACTGCCGTTGGCAGAAGAAGGCTGGGATCAGTCTTCACGCGATAGCACCAGATGAACCAACGCTGTTCGTCGGCGGTCATGGAAATCATGTCCTCAACGGCCTTAAATGCCGTGCGATGGAACAGTTTCTCGAATTGCGAAAGTAATGAGTACCTCATAGTTGCCTCCTATGTGCCTTTCTTCTCCACGGAAATCGAAGCCACAGCCCAGTCGTCTTTTGACACCTTCACGCTCCATTCCGTACACGTTCCCGTAAGCGTGATAGTGTCGGAAGGATTGGTGCCGCCCATGCCGTCGTTGGTCGTGTCGGACCCGACAGTCAGCGTGACGGTCGTGCCGAGCAAAGACTGCGTGAGCGTGTGCGACTCATATGCCCCCGTGAGTGACATCTTGCGAACCATCGGCGTCATCATCCGGGTTTCCACGATGGTAGTGAACGGGTTGCCAGTGAGTTTCTTTACTTCTCCAATGTCGCCCGTGATCGTTGCATCGCCGACGATGATGCCGGTGATGGGAGAGCAGGTCACAGATCCAATGCCAAATACTCTGTCGGTAGCCATGTTATGCTCCTTCTTTTACAACTGTGCAGGACCCGACCCACCAATCGTCTTTGGTCGCTTTGACCTCGAAGTGGGTCAAATACCCCGCAAGCGTCAGCGTTCCGGCAGTTACTGTTACCGCCGTTGTTCCGTCAAACGTCAATGCTTGGATGTCCGTTGCGTCACCCGCAGCAAATGCAAAGTTGCAGGAAAGCGTCTGCGTGGTCGCCTCGCCGATACGGGTATCCTCAATCGCAGTTCCAGGATTGCCCGCCAACTCTTTCAGCGTTCCAGCCTTGCCGTCCAGCGTCGCATCGCCAACGACGATGCCGGTGATGGCGCCTACGGCGCTACCCGTCGTGATTGAAAAAATCTTCGCTGCCATAGTGCCCTCCCTACCTCAGCTTCATTGCTTTGATTTTGCAATCTGTCAACGTACCGGTCGTTGTGATCTCCACGGTCTTCGCTGTCTCGTCCTGAAACCGCTGTGGAGAAAGCGGGGGGAATATCCACGTTTCACCGTGGGGGATAGACTGCACAAGGTCGTGCGTGGAGCCGAATTCGCAGACGCCTTCGCCCACGAGTGTTACGACGATGGGGTCTGTTGCGTGTGCGTTGTACACCTGGAGAATGATGTCTGATGAATTCGACATCGTAAATTCCATGTCAGCCACCAAAGCCTCACCTGTGTACTTTTGTGGAGTGCTTGTCACAAATGCTTGAACGGTCAAACTTGTGGCTGCCAATTTATACCTCCATGTCTTGAGAAACTACTTTGAGGGTCGACCTGCGGCCCCATGAATCGTCAAGCATCAACGTACTTTTCCCGTGGTCCCAAGTGATAAGCGGCAGGACCGTTGCATCCGATGCCGTTACCTTTGTGCCGATTGCCGCATAAATGTCGTCGTACAAAGACTCCATCTTCTCTTTCGTCCTGTCCCCAACTGCCAGTTGAAGCGTCGTCTCGTAGCCATACTTCTTCGCCGTGGAGCCGAGAACAAACAGGTATGCCACAGGCATGTCTGGAGAGATCGAGGTCGCGTCTTTGGGAACGATAACATCTGCCATTGCTTCTACGATGATTTCGAGAACGGTCATTTCACCACCTCCGCGAGACAGCCTGTTTTACAAGGTCCACAACACTGGATGCCATCGCGTCTTTCGCGGGAACGAGGAAGGGGTGCGCAGCATTGCCGGTCCAACCGGGGTGAAAGCCTGCCCACTTCTCTGTCACACCGCTCCATGACCAAGGACCGCCAGGACCAGTGCCAAACTCAAGGTACGAACCGATTTGGTTAAATGTTTTTGTCGGATTGAACCTTGCCGGATGCATGTCGGTCAGCGAAGGGCCAACCGTTACCGTCACCTGTGACTGGTCCGCCTGCTTGCTCAATGTACCGATAGATGCGCTCAGTGCGCCAGTATCCACGTTGCCCCCAGCCGCCATGTTTGCGCGTGCCGCGTTGGCAATCATCCCCGCCCCAGCAACCAACGCCGATTCAATGTCGGACGGCAAGAGCGCCATGTACTGCGCCATTGCGTAGTGAAAAGCGTTATTGGGGTCGACCGTGACTGTGAAGTTCAAGTTGTCAGGCTCACCACGCCCAGAAGCCACGGGCGAAGAAGCTCACGTGCCTGCGGGCTGATAAGCCCGCGTCGAGGAGCGTAGGTTTCATGAAGATCCCCGCGAGACGCACTTGTCACGCCTTGCTCCTGCAAGCGGATTCGCTCACTGTCTCCATGCTTCAACAGGGCTAGTGCTTCCTCACATACGGCATCCTTGACGCACTGGGGCGTGACGGTTCCCGTGATGGCGTCCATCTCGAGGGCGCTGCCCTCCCAGCCACCGTAGCGGTCCCCGCGAATATAGTACGCACGAGGAAAAGCAGCAGTCTGTGTGGTCGTCGCACGGACACCGAGGAGCGGTAATGCATCGATGTCCGCCTGAGCCATCGTGAGCGCAGCGGTCTTTTCGGCTGGCGTCGCTGCCGTCCACTTCTCGGTATAGAGACGTGTCGAGAAATAAGCAGTAGCCTCCACAAGCGTTACGTACGCGCTCATTTACACTTCTTCTTCCCTTTCGGAACGGCGGGCTTCTTCACTTCTGGAACAGGAGAAGTCGTCAGTTCTTCTGTCACTTCATTCTTGACTTCTTCAGGTTCCGAAATGGCGAACTGAGCGATTTTATTATCCAGCCACCGCCCAGCCGTCGCCTCGTCCACATCAACAACGTCGCCAACGTGAGCGTACCCGTTCAGAATTGCTGTATCCAAGAGCATTTTTACAAACATGGCCACCCCCTGAAAGAGACGCTGGTCTTGTTAGGTTCCAGCGTCAAGCCGAGCATTCTGCAGATCGAACAGAACGGAGCGGTACTGACCGGCAGGGCGTCCCTCTGTCCCGGCCACTTCTCAATTAGACGACGTACCAGAGATCGATGGCCTTTGAACCGTCGAGCGTGCCAGACGGTGCGTAGGTGTTTGATTCGAGCGCGGTGCCAGAGTACGCAAGCGTTCCCGTCTCAGCAGTAACCTTGTTGAACTTCTTGACGAGGAGCGTGTCAGACGCCAGCTTATTGATGAGGCCGAGCACATTGCCGCAGACGATCGCGGCAGTATGCGTACCGATTGGCGTGTGGATTTTCGTCACGGTCTTGAACGCCTTGGCGCCCACGATCGGCGTGGTACCCGAGAGAGTGAAAGCTTCGGTAATAACGGCTCCAGCCAGATTTGCACCAGTCATCGTAATAATTTCATCCGCGCCGGCATTGCCGGTGAGAACGAGATTCCGTGCCACGTCGGGTTGCGTAAGAGCGGTTACAATGTCTGCTGCCGCCTCAGCACAGGTCACTGTCGCGTGAACGGTCTTCGTGGAACCGAGCACCGCCATGATGGTTTCATGCGCGGTGAATGCCTCATCGCAGGGCGTAGTACCTGTCGCGCCCCGAATTCTCTGACCAGCGGCAGGATTATGAGGATACCAAATTCCCATATACCCCTCCTTATGCAGACTTCATAACTGCAAACGGATAGCGAGTGGTTGAGGGGTCGGTCCCTTCTGAGTTAACCCTGTTGATGGGGTTAGGGAGCTGCCAGCCAAGGCGCATCGTAATACGGAGGGCAACCATGTCTTGCTGACCAAGGTTGTAAAGGATTGAACCGTCTGCGGCCTGGATAACGCCCTCAGTCAGAAGCTTATAGGTCATGTCCTGACGAATGGAGTACACGGCCTGTTTCCAATCACCGGCGATAAGGAGCGCAGTGCCAACCGTCGCGCCATTGCGGACGTACTCAAGAGGCTGTCCGTAGAGTGATGCAGGAGTCCCTACCGTCATGGAAGGCTGGAAGATGAACGCGCCATCCGCAGAGCGGACGCCACGCAGAGAAGCCTTCATTGCGAGCGCAGCAACAAAACCGTTCACATCGTAACCGTCGGCTTCAACCAAGCTCATCAGCCCAGACTCACCGCCGATGTCGTCAGCAAGGTCGCCGAGAGCACCCTTGACGATGTTATTCCCGACAGTCGTGGCAGCAGCCACGATACCATGCGGCCATGAAGTCGGATGGGCAACATCAAACATTGTGGCATTGTCGATCACGACGCCAAAAGCTTCCGCAGCCTTGTCCTTCATCTGGCTCCAAATGTCATATTTGGAATCAGCAAGGACGTTTTCCGCGATGGGGATGATAACGGCGATTTCCTCTGCGGTGATCATCTTGTTCAGCCATGCCATGCTGGTTGACTGCTTGAGACCACTGTTAGTCCCGTCTCCGATTTCACCGGTTACAAAGTAAGCGGTGGGGAGAGCGGAGATGACGGGCATCGTCATGGTTGCTGAGGACATGTTCGGCAACTTTGTCGCAAGCGACATGAATGCCGACGCCTGTGACACAGCGCCGATAATGTCATTACGCGCTTCTACGGGAATGAGTACCGTAGCGTTCGGGCGCGAGATTAGAGCATCGTAAGTTGTCGTATTAGAGGTAACGGGAATTGCCATATTGACCCTCCTTGAGGGTTCCTAGAATCCGAGTCCTCCTCGGATCAGGGTGTTCATATCCGGCGGTCCGCCGCTTTCGGCTGGAGCTGCTGGGCTTCCAACCGGAGGCTTCTTCACACCGATGAGTTTCTTGAGTTCAGCGACATCGGCCTTGATGTCTTCCAGCGTCATTCCACGCACGCGCTCTGCCCACGAAGTCGGCAAGCCTTCCTCTTCCAGCATCTGTACACGAAGCACTTTGGCTTCGCGGTCAGTCAGTTGGGATTTCAGGTCTGTATTCTCCGCTTCCAGTTCCTTGAGCCGTACGTCTTTCTTCTCTGCCTCGGTCATCGCGGCCTGTTTCTGCTTCTCGTATTCAGCAGCAGTTTTCTTAAGTGTGTCATAGTCAGCAAACTTCTTACGCTCACGGTCAAGCCTGCCCTGAACCACCGCATCAAGCTCTTCCTGCGTTCTAGGAAGGCGATTACCGTTGTCTGGTTGCTCTGTCCCCGTCGTTTCGGACGTCTTTGCTGCTTCGTCTGTCATATCAAGCCTCCTTGGCTTCCGGGTTGGAGTTCCCGTTGTCTTCTACTTCCTGCGCCGCTTCTTCTTCGGTCAGCGGCTCTAACGTATGAACACAGTGACAGTGAAACACGCCATCTGCCTCTGCATCGTCAACTGTTGGAAAACCGGGCGTTGCGCCCGTGATGGAAAGAATCTGACCAGCCCACTGCGCACACGCTTCGCACGTGTTTTCACCGATCTCATCGCTCAGTTGGGCGAGATCAAGGCCATCCGCCTGCATCTCTGACTTGATGCCGGTGTTATACGCCTTCATCACGCTCGACTGCGCCACCACGTCAACATACGTGTCCACCTTCCAAACGTGCCCTGCCTTGTCGATGAATCCCGTCACACCGTTCTGCATCACGTCCTGCCGCAACTTCTCGGCAAGAGCCTGCCAGTCAGTAGCGTTCTTGAACGACGCACCAGCAACGCCGACCTGTGCGGATGAGAGCAGCGTTGCCACGTTTCGGTCGACTGCCGCGCCGACGCTTGACAGCTTCTCCATGACGCCTACCGTAAGCGCCGCGATAATGGCGAGGTGCATGGGCGAAGACTCGGGGTGCGGACGGTTGAGTCGTTCACTCGCGTCCATCATTCCACGTGCGTAGAGCGTCGTCAGTGAATCATCAGACCAAGCTTGCGCCTGCTTTCCAGCATCGTCCATCAATTTTTGGATGGACTTTTTCGCTTTCAGCAGCGCCACAGCAGGCTGGGGGGCAAGAAGAGCCGCTGCCAGCAGGACAATCGCCGCATTCTCGGCGTCCTTGTAAATCTGTGTCAACCGCTTCCGGCGGCTTTCAGCGTCGTTAAGCAGTCTTGTCCGTCTGTCCATTCTTCAGAGCCGCACTCAGGCGGTCCGTAAGCGGCGCACTCTGGTCGGGAACGGCAGGAGCAGCGGCCTTCGCTGCGTCGGCTGCCTTCTGTTCATCCTCTCCAATGTTCTTCAATTCATCTTCGAGTGCTGTTCCACCCTTTTCAAGGGCCATGGATACGGCAGTCTTGATACTGATCAGTCCGGCGCCCTTCAGTGTGGAATAAACTGAAGCGTTTTCTGTCATGTCAACAGGGATGCCGTCTTGGAAGAAAATATGGACATCTTGTATCCCGAGTTCAACGGCACCGTCAACCTTATTTGCCACAGCAAGGCGAGACGCCACACTGAGCGCCTGCCGAATTGCCGGCTCAAACTGCATCTTGAGACGGTTTACCTTGCGGAGAGTGGACATCAGGAGCCTCTTCATCATGCTCCCCGATTCCGCCCTGCCGAAGTCTCCGCCAAAAAGTGCGGGAGAGATACCCGTCAACTGGAACTTCTTCTCCTGCAAATCTGCCAGCTCCTTGAATGCTGCGTCCAACTGACCGCTCCACTCGACGTAAGCCACGTCCTCCCCAGGGTTCAGCGGCATGAACTTCCCAGAGGTAGGAACATGCGCGCGCCCCGAGGGGTCGACCGTCACCATCGACGCAGGCCCTTTGAGGTTTGGGCTGGAGTTCAAGTCAAGAACGTATTTGATCTGAGAAAGGCGGGACTCTTCTTCCTGACAGATGGAATCGATAATTGGATAATCAGAAAGGCCGAAGTAGCGGTCGGATGTCTGGACGTTGTGCACGGGGAAGACAAGAAGCGCGTCGACGCCCGTTTCCTGCGTATCGTCTGCATGGACGATCTTGCGGATTTTTCCATCATCAGAAATCTCGTACAGCACGTGTTGAACGAACCCCGGAGTGTGGGTTCTCGTGTCCAGATACCAGTGGTCGTCTTTCTTGTACTTATAACCGAGGACGCATCCCTGGATGTCTTTTATATCGGCAGGCGCAGCCCACGGCAGCCAGATTTCAGGAGAAGCCGTGTTGATGTGGACTTGCGTCCCGTCGAACCAGATATTAAACAGCCCATCGCCATACCTACTGACGTCGATACCGATCTCATACAGAACGTTGACGAGGCTCGTCTCCGCCACAAGACGGTCGAGAAACACCTGTTTTGCTGGATCAGCGGCAGTAAACTGGGGCGCCTCGCCAACCAGCAAATCCGGCCAGAGAGTAGAAATGAGTTGGTGAAAACCAAAGACCATCCAAATCTGTGCCCTCATCTCTGGACGAAGCGATTCGATGAACTCAGGGAAGACAAGGGCGTGCTCCCCGTCGAAGAGAGCGCGATTCCGGACATACTCGCCAAGGCGAGGCTTCTCTGAATCAGGCCAGAACTTGCTTCCAATCTGCAATGGGTTTTGCGTTAACACAAATTCACCTCAAATTACCAACCCGAAGGTTTGTCCGGGAGATTGGTCCATCTTCCGCCTGTCGCCACCGTTTCGGCAAAACCGGTCACAAAATCTGCCGCATCATCATGCCTGTTGCGCCCCATTTTTAAGTGATGCGTCAGTTCAGCCATAAACCGTGAGTAATCAGAACCCTTGTCATAGTCGGTTCTGAACCACATGTGACGCATAACCCACTCAGACCAACTCAGGATTCGAGTTTCCTTGTTCGATGTCGTCTGACGATCTGCCACGGAACAAGGAAACCCTATCCTGCCAAGCATCTCTCGCAAATTTGAGGCATAGAGCCGCCCACCGTTATTACTCTCCACGGTTAAGAGCACACAATGCTCCGCGACCGCCTTATTCACAACCTGCGGCTTAGTCACGTCCATGTCGTCCGTCGTAAACACCACATCCGTCAGATACCAATCCTCGCCGATGTTCTTCCCATATCCTCCGGCGAGAGAGTCAGAACCTTTGTCTGCCGTATCTACGTACCCCCGGCAAGTCGACCGTGCCAATTCTTCTTTTTTCTGCTTCAAAGCAAACGTGTGCATTTCCTCAAACGGGTAGAGCAGCCCTTCCTTCTCAATCGGCTCCTGCTGGTACTCTGCTTGAAAGATGAAGTCGGGCATGTTCAATTGCATATCAATGATTGTCGGCGTGGAGAGTATCTCTTCGCAGGTGCTCGCTTCATCGCGCATAGCGGGGAGGCGATATCGTTCGTAGTCCTCAGGGGCAGACTCGATGATCTTTCTTCCGATGATGTCTCTGTTCGACCAACGGGTGCCAAGGAACAACTCCGGGCATCGAACGCCATCTCTTTCCTCTTCTCGGGTATAAAATGTGGAATTATACCATAACCAATCGCGGTCCAGTTTCAGTTCAGACAGAGCATCGTCGATCCCCTTAATCTGGTCGTCGATCATCGCCAGTCCGCTTGCACCCTTGCCTGTGAACACGCCGCCCACGCCGGAACAGAAATACGAAGAAGTAACCGCCCCAACAACTGCCCAATCTGCCACGGCTTGATGGTCCAGTTGAAGGTGAATATCGGGGAAGACAAGCAGATACTTGTCGGATTTGACGAACCCCATCACCTGCTTCGATAATGTCTCTGCAAGGTCGGCGCCGTACGACGCCCGCATGACCGAATCCGTAGACCGTAAACCGATGTTCCACGCCGAAAGAAGCGACGCGGAGAGCGACTTCTTAAACCTCGGAGGCATTGTTATAATTGCCCCTTTTCTCCCCGATCTCCGCTCCACACACCGCTGCATCAGACCGCAGACGTCCCGCAAATATGTCCACCGATCCAGATACGCCCCAGGCACCATGTACTGACAGAAATTGTAAAAAGAAGAAGTAACTGCTTCTCGAAGTTCCGCACGACGGTCTATTTCCCGCTTTGCCTGTTCAGCCAGCGCATCTTCGAGGGTGAGGGTTAGCGCCACTCTATGCCTCAACCGATAGCAGAAAGCGCCATTCTTCTAATGTCTTGACGCCCTTGCTATCGTTGCAGTGGATACACGCGGGAACAACGTTGTCTTTTGAGTGTCTGCCTCCCCGCGATAGGGGATAGACATGATCTAACGTCAGTTTGGCTTTCTTTCCACAGTAGTGACAGCGACCATTATGCTCGGCCAATATCGCAAGCCATTCTGTTGATATCAGCATTTCGCTGATTGGCGTATTGTCATATTTGAGAGCGCGACGCTTGCTTTTCTTGACAGCATCTTTCTCTGGATGTGTCTTATACCATTTAGCACTGCTCGCCCTCGAAGATGCCTCGTGCTTTTCGGGATTTTCTTTAATCCATTTGGCTGTTCGCGCAGCATGTCTTCCGGGATTAGCCCTTTCCCACCCGGCAATGCGGATTGCATTCGCTACTGGACCGCATTCGGAGCAATGCTTCTGCGTTCCGCTCGTTGGTTGATATTCCCGACCGCATCTCTGGCAAACTTTTGTCGAATAGCAGGAGGTCATGCCGCCTCGGGTCCCTCATCGTTCTTTGACGAAAGCGATGCGCGAACACGGCCCTCCGCAACATAGCGAGCCAGTTCTTCGTCTGTCAAATCCGACACGGGTTTGTCCGACTTAATGATGAACGTCTCTACCGCACCGCCATCAAGGACGGAACTCGTGTGGACCAATTTATCAAGAGCTGTGGCAAGCTGAGACAGCGCCTTTCCATCGTCGATCTTGATATTGGCGAAGGTCTCATCCTTGTCCAGGAGATCAGAGATGCGGTTGACCAGCGCGTCTACCTTTTCTCGGAGTTTTTCTTTTCGCGTCCGTGCATCCAGCCCCTTCTGCACAGTCTGCGCGTCCTGCGCCAGCCGTTCCTCCCAATGGAAGAAGTTTGACCAAGATTGCACATCGGAAATATCAACGTCTGCGCCAATACGAGAGGCAACAAGAGCTTCACGTTCCACAATTGAAAGCTCCGGATCGAGCGTGGAATAAAGCAGGAAAGCACGCTTGTGCTGCGCCGTCTCTTCGATGTTGAGATCGATGGTTTTGGACATGACTATCGGGCCTCGCCCGAAGGTCCGGCCCGAAGAGCCACGCGCAGTTGCCTAAGCTGCCTTTCGCCCATGCTTTCACCCCTATATTTATGCGGGCTGCCCGCCCCTATGCCCGCATTGCCCCTGTACGAACGGAGGATTCTGCCCAGAACCCCTTTCGGGCCGCCGTACAGCCACCTTCTCATAAAGGACCCCGGTGCACGCGGCAACTCACGGGGTACGATTGATATAAGAATACGCAATATGAAGACCAGTGGTGTAATTCGGAAGGTGAAGAAAATAAGAAGAGAAGATTTGAAGAACAGAAAATTGTAGGATTTTTTCCGCTTGCCCCTGTCGACCGGGTGCCCCTGGGGCTTACACCCCCCCCCTGGCGTGCCTGGATCACCCCCGTTTACCCCTATCGCCGCTCCCCGACTACCCTTGCATTTATATCGATACGCGTTGATGTGCATAAATGATGGTTATCGGAAGTCGAACAACCCACGCCAAGACGCTCGGACCTATTACAGTAATCA